ACGAGTTGGAGTTAACAATATTTTTATGCAATGTTGGAAGAACTTACCGCGCCATTCACGATAGTACTTACATTATACCATTACATGTTTGGCGTGTTCGTCAGAGGGGCTGTACCACCTCCACCGAGGCTGTCATTTCCTCGCTGAACTACATCGTTTGGTGTTTCTACATCCCGCTCTGCACTTCCGTCTGCTTCAGGAACATCTGTACTAGCAGGAGCTTCGGCACCTGCCTGAGCTTCTTGCTGACGAATTTGTGATTCAAAGACAACTTGCCCAGCTCTCCATGCTGCTAGCTTTTGCGCCGTAATCTTCGGGTCAGCAAACTCTAGACGTTCAAATAAGGTTTCTGGGTCAAGCGCACCTAGTTGCCAGAGCTGGATAGCTTGGTTGTACCGACCAACTGGGTCGAGAACTGGCGGTGTGCCTGATTTAGTATTGATAACTACCCCATCTTCAATGTCATCGTTAATAAACTTTAGGAACTCAACCGAACCATCTTTCCCAAGATATTGAAACGCTTTCTGTTCGGTATAGTACATCTTCATCATTTGAACCAAACCGTCTACTAACCTTGCGACCCCGCGGTTAAGTTCACGGGTCAGCTGCTCAACACGAGATAAGTTTTGGTTTCGATTAAGAATCTGGCCACCAAGAGTTTCTGAATCAGCGTTTCCTCGTAGCGCACCGTGTGTACCGAAGACGTTATCAAATGCTTGTACGGAGTCCATCAAGTTTGAGAAATGAGACGCAGGAATCTGTACCGCTGCTTCTCGACGAATACGGTTTTCAGAAGCTAGGTTTTTACCCATCAAAATAAGACCAGGCTCGTTGGTGATTGCGTCGATTACTTCTTGTGGGAGAGCATCTGTGTCTACATAAACTTGCCCGTTACCCATTCGGCGAAGGTTATCTAAAATCTGACGCTTGGCGACGTTGATGTCATCTTGGATTGGTAAAGCAATCTCAGCTAAGGAAGTCTGGGCGACAGGCGCGTCACCAGTGGTGAACGGAGAAAAGAAGATGAACGGTTTTTGTGGCCGTACTAAGTGATTAGCGTATAAAATATTCTTATACGTTTTCACCTTACCGTTCTGGTCAGTTTCCAGCTCTTCAATTTCTACTCCATCCCAATCGTAGAACGGGTTTTTCATCTTTTTTAGGATAACGTCGCCTTGCTTCCATACCCAAAACTCATCGGTGTATACCACCATTACTTGATACATTTCACTGTCAGCTTCACTAGTTCCGTCTCCAACTTGGATATTCACTCCTTTTTGTAGATTTTGTTTATCATCTTCCGATAAATCAGGGAAGTAACGCAACAAATCATCTTCATCAAATTCAGCTAGTTTAATCACATACGGTAGGTCGTGTGGGTCTACTCGGTATTTTGGTATTAGGATTGTTCGCGGGTCACGAACCCAAACACCAACGTCATCTGTATCAATATCCCAGCCGTATTCCAAGACACCATACCGCTTGAGCATCATGTCACGCGATATGTTTTCTAGCTTTCTTCGAATCTCTAGGTCTTCGTACTTTTGATTTAAAACTTTTTGCACCCGTTGTGAACGAGCCATCGAGATTTCATTCTCTAGGGCTGGCATAGCAACAAAAGCGTGAGCACCACCAGTAATGATTGGAATAATAGTCTCAATCGCCTCAAACATACGGTTATACACCGAATCAGAGTTGTGTGGAGCAACTTGGTCTCTATCAGTTTGGTTACCTTCGTAATAGCGCACCATTTTGTTTTGGTGTGCAACTAAAGAGTCATGATATGTCTGGGAGGTTTTTACCCAGCTGTCGATTTTTTCGCAAAGTTTGTCATTGGGAGTATCTTCTCCAAATGTAATATATTCATCTTTCATAGCTATGTGACTTTCCAATTAACCTTCCTCCCTTCAGTAAACATTTCATCTGGGCGGATACGACCATTGACAACGGTAACCGATGGAGTGATGTCGTCACCTCTAAGTGTAGCACGCTCGGAATAATGCGCTGAACCAGGCCGTACAGGGTCTTCATCAAAGGCAGCCAATAATGTAGCCATAATCTTGTCATCGTGAAATCCGTCTTGTGCTCCAGCTCCTTTTTTCTTTGCAACGTCTGTGTAGACAAAGGTTTTCATTTCCTCATACGTTTCGCGCGTGTGTATTTTTGGTTCTCGTAACCGACACAATTCCTCAAAGTGAGATATGAGTAACATCTTAGTTGATGCAGTAGTTCGAAAACCAAGTTTTTTTAGTTGCTTCTTTAAGACTCGGTCATATTCTTTGCGCCGATAAATGTTGCTGTAGCCAAGCTCATCTAACTTATCTAGCAGAGCAGCTCCCATAGAGTTCATTTCAGGAACCATCAACGGGTCACCATATTTTGCAGCGTACTCAACTGCTTTGTGAGCCAGTACGCGCGGTGAAACTTTAGCAGAAAATATAGCTACTTCTTCATCAGCGGTCTTGTCCCAAATAACTATAACGGCGTTATCTTTAGGGGATTTACGCATTGTATCTTCTGTTGTGTCAGCTCCTTCTGCACAGTCGATACCCATTTGGTAATCGTGCTCTGGGTTGTAGTCAGCGTATACACGTAGACCTTCCTCCTTCCGACGCTCTGGCCGAGTATGTTTAGAAATCTTTTCTATGAACTCACGAGCAAAAACGATGTTGTCAGCTAAAAGCGTCTCATCCCAAATACCTTCAACGTACTGTTTGTACCAAGTTGGAGGGTATCTCTTTAGGTCAGCGATGTACTCAGCGGGCAAGTTACCTTCGTTTTCCAAAGTAGAACCCTCAATTAGTTCGTAGTTCTCTTCTGGGTCTTGTTTAAACACTCGATACAACCAGGAGAGTTTCGGGTTAGATGTCATGAACACTTTGTGGTCAATTCCTTCACGACGAAGACGACCCTTTAGGGTTAAGAACGTGTCTTCTGGAATATCCTCAGCTTGGTCAATCGCAAATCCCCCCAAGTTTAGACCGAGCAAATCTTTGTGCTGTTTGTCTAGGTTACGGAAAATCATTGTTGATTCACCCCCGTTAAAAGTATGTAAAACAATGGTTGGATGTGGTGATTTACGGTATTCCTTAATCCAACTATCGTGGCAGATTTCAAAAAACTCTTTTATCAAAACGTCATGAATCTCACCGTAAGTAGTACGGCCTAGTAGGAAATAGTTATTGTCTTGACGCATACACTCATAGATAGCGCGTAACAACATGATGTGTGACTTCCCACACCCAACACCCCCAGAAAACAGAATAAAGCGAGACTCTGACTCCCAGAACTTTACCTGTGACGGCAAAAGGTCGCGTTCAAATACAACATCCCCCGAATTAAAATCTTGGAATTTTATTTTCACTATTCTAGTATAGCGTGTATATCGTCTTCGTGGACAATATGTTGTCCTTCACCGACCTCTTCGTAAGCTAATGGAGAGTAAAAAATGGTATTTCCAACAGCTACTTGGGTGACTGATTCACCGATAGCGAGCACTTCTCCTTTTGAGTGATTCTTTGTGCGCGCCTCGACGTATTCAATTCCTGAACTTGTTTTGTTTTCTTCTAAAATTGGCTCTACAAGAACCTTCTTTTTTAATGGGCGCATATATTATGAAATTTATACTTTGCTTTCTAGCTTTTATATCACTAATTATACACTAAAGGGCGCATTACACGCCCCCTAGTCTATTTCGCCTTTCTGTAAGTACATGACCGTCTCCACTCGGCCTTTATGGTGTAGGGATAGTTTTTAACATCCCCGACACCAAGATACCATCTGTCAGATTGCTCTGATTCGCGAGAATCTCAGTGTGGGAGACACTAAATTAGTCTACCTCTTTGGCCACAGCACATTTTATACAATGGCAATCAAATTGATGTTGACAGTGCCTCCTACCTCCTATCTTACGTGTTCCTTGGCACTTTATGCAAGCATCATGCAGGCAATATCTCGGTTTCTGCTGAGAGGGTAATGAATCAGAGGGGTAGTCAGCCAATTGTTCTACAGAGCGGTCAGGTACTGGCGTGTACTGCCATACCCCACCTGGTTGCATGCGCACTCTTGCGGTAATGAGACTTCCTCGTGGAACCAGTCTGCATTCCCTGCGGTATATCCGCATAATTGAATTAAATATGCTGCGTGTATTTTGCGATAAATGAGTTATGTCGTCTTCGAAATATGCGTTTGCAACGCGCGTAAAAACTGACGGGCTAAAAGCGGATATTGGGTCAGACACAAAGTTGATGGCCGTACTGCTGCTAGGGGAAACAGAAAACGGGTCGTGTATCCTTTCTGGTCTTTCTACGTTAGAAAACGTTGAGTGACTTCCTGTGACAAACATACTGATATCTAGTGCACGCATGTTGCCGTGGTCATCAACCTCATAATCCCTACCATCAGATGTTCTTACCATGTGTGTCATATAGTTAACCCTTTTAGTGCTACTACTTTACCATTATTAAATAATTATATCAATGTCCTTTGTATTTTTGGAATAATTTTTGTACCTCCATTTGGTTTATTTTATTCCGCGTAGTGACTGACCGTTGAAGGATTTGTTTGATTTCAGCTTTTGTAGCTTCTGGCATCTTGGGAGCGTAGTGAATGTCTCCTATGTATAAATCAAAATGAATACTGAATACGCCTTTCTGTAATTTGTGTATATGCCATCTGCCATTACTATCTTTTCGTATCCAATCCCCCCACCGACGTTGTGTGTATCCCGCTCTTTTTAGCTGGTGACACCCTGTTCTCTTATTGTATTTTAGTATTAGAAGCATATTCCCTCTGCTTTGCTCTTACTTTTTTATAGTTGTTTTGATGGTATTTTTTAACCGCTCGTTGCACTTGAGTCTTCCTAAAAGAAGAACAGTGATACATCGCTGTGTCGCGTGAAACGTGCAATTCATCAGCAATTGACTGCCAAGTATTTCCGTCTTCCCGCATCGCCTTTCCGAGTTCGATTTCTTTTTCATTCAAGGTAGATGG